ATTACGGAACCAAGGCGTTGGCTCTCGATGACTTCGATCCAAGATCACCCGGCGATACAAAACTATGGTAGGAGGCTAAATGTCGATTCTACATGACACAAAGACCTACCTCGGGTTGATGGAGGATGACACTTCATTCGACAGCGAAGTTAAGGACGCCATCGACAATGCTTTGGCNATCCCGCCACGACTCTTGGGCGGATCCTACGTCAGTATGTGAACTTCTCAGTTCGATTGATGTTCGATCCGCCGCAGACCTCGTTCGCAATCAAGGCCGTCGAGGCTTTGCAGAAAGAGGCGGAGTGGCGACTGACCATTCAATGATTGGAGAAATCCATGAGCGAAGAAACTCTGTCTCACTACGGCGTCCTCGGTATGAAGTGGGGTGTCCGTAAGAAGACTGAAAGCTCCGGTGGAGTCGGACTTCGGTCCGTCGAAGAGAAGAAGAAGATCGGCGAAGCCGTCAATGCTGAGGCATTCCGAAAGGAACGCGCCAAGGCCGAAAAGGCTGCCGAGAAGGAACGCAAGAAGCACGAGTCCGAACTCAAGAAGGCCGCTAAGGCAGCTGCTGCTGCGGCTAAGAAGGCTGCTTCCGCGGCTAAGAAGGGCGCCAAGGCTGCTTCTCAGAAGCACGCAGCAAACAAGGCTGCACGAGCAGAGAAGGCTGCCGAGAGGGCCCGCAAGAAGCTCGAGAACCAGAAGCTGAAGGAAGCTCGCAAGGCTGAGGCCGATCGCAAGAAGAAGCAGAAGGAAGCCGAGCGCGCTGAGAAGAAGCGTATCGCGGACGAGAAGAAGGCCGCGAAGGAAGCCGAGAAGAAGCAGAAGGAACTCGAGAAGCAGAAGATTCCTAAGGGAGGTATTCCAGCCGACCTGCGGAAGGAAGCTCCTCGACATCTCTCTTCTACGGATCTCATCGAGCAGAACAAGCGACTGAATCTTGAGAAGCAGAACTATGAACTCAAGCAGAAGCTCAAGGAGTACGAGAGTCAAAATAGGAGCGTTCTATCCAAGACGGCTGATCTCTTCGTCGACGAGGCTCGTAAGAACCTGACAAAGTATGCGGCTAAGACTGCTACCGATATGCTTACCGCGGCTCTTGACGCCAAGCTCAAGGGGACCGAGTATGAGGGCATTGCGTCGATGGCTAAGAACTCTTTAAACCTTAACGCCATCATCGAGAACGCCGCCTCGTCGAAGGATAAGAAGAAGGACAAGAAGAAGAAGGACAATAGCTAGGTATGGCTTTATCTAACACCGCCACGCCTAAGTACTATGCCCAGTTCCGTGAAAAGGTCCTAGCCGGCGAGATTCCGGTATCACACACCATCGAGATGGAGATGAATCGGATCGACGACTTGATCGCCAACCCGAGATACTTCTATGACGACGGTGCTATCGATGGGTTCATCGCTTTCTGCGAGAACGAGATGACACTTGTCGATGGTAGTGATCTAACGCTTCTTGATTCGTTCAAACTCTGGGCTGAATCACTACTTTCGTGGTTTTACTTCGAGAAAGTGACGAAGTTCGTTCCCGACGAAACCGGCCACAACGGTCGATATATTCAGGTCGACGTTAAGCGGCGCTTGGTCAACAAGCAATACCTTATCATCGCGCGAGGTGGGGCCAAGTCCATGTACATGGCTTTTATCCATGCCTACTTCCTGACTATCGACCCCACCACAACTCACCAAATTGCCACGGCGCCCACCATGCCTCAGGCCGAAGAAACGCTGTCCCCGTTCAAGACTGCCATCACACGCAGTCGGGGGCCTCTGTTTAAGTTCCTGTCGGCGGGGACTGTTCACGCAACAGTGGGCGCCAAGGCGAATCGATCTCTGCTCTGTCCGACCAAGAAGGGGATCGAGAACTTCTCAACAAATTCCATCCTCGAGGTCCGCCCCATGAACGTCGACAAGCTTCAAGGCTTGCGTTCCAAGGTGAACACGATCGACGAATGGCTGTCTGGCGATGTTCGTCAGAACGTCATCTCTGCTCTCGAGCAGGGCGCATCGAAACTCAATGACTGGGTTATCGTTGCAGTATCATCCGAAGGTACTGTCCGAAACGGAGTCGGAGATTCCATCAAAATGGAATTACTTTCGATCCTTAAGGGCGAGTACTACGATCCACACTCGTCGATCTGGTACTACCGGCTGGATGATGTGTCCGAGGTTGGGGATCCAAACATGTGGGTTAAGGCCCAACCCAACCTTGGTAAGACCGTGTCTTATGACACATACCAACGAGATGTCGCTAGAGCTGAGAACGTCCCGTCGGCAAGAAATGACATTTTGGCAAAACGATTTGGCATCCCGTGTGAGGGATACACGTACTTCTTCAAGTACGAAGAAACAATCCCTCACAACCCACGAGAGTTCTGGCAAATGCCATGCGCCATGGGTGCAGACCTTTCTCAGGGCGACGACTTCTGTGCGTTCACGTTCTTATTCCCTCTGTCCACTGGCGACTTCGGGGTCAAGACGCGAGCGTACATTACTACGCGTACGTTCGACAAGCTTCCGGCTGCTGGACGCGCGAAGTATGAGTCGTTCATTCGAGAAGGTTCCCTCCAGGTCATGGACGGAACAATCCTAGACATGATCGAAGTCTACAACGATCTCGACGAATACATCTTGAGATCCGAGTATGACGTTCGAGCGTTTGGGTATGATCCATACAACGCCAGAGAGTTCGTTGAAAGATGGACAACTGATAACGGACCGTATGGGATCCATAAAGTCATTCAGGGCGCGCGAACCGAGTCGGTTCCGCTAGGCGAACTCAAGAGTTTGGCCGAGGACCGAAGGCTCATCTTCGATCAAGAGCTATTCTCATGGGCAATGGGTAACACTATCACCCTTGAGGACACCAACGGCAACCGTAAGATCTTGAAAAAACGAATGGACCTCAAGATCGACTCGGTCGCGGCACTCATGGACGCATGGGTCGCGTACAAACAGCAACTTGATGACTTCAACTAACGAGAGGAGGTAATATGGGCATTATGTCACGGTTGGCTCGGGCATGGAACGTGTTCGCGCACGATCGCCCAGATCGTTACAAGAATAGTAACTACAGCGAATACCGCCCCAGCTACCGTTCTATCGGATCTACAAACCTGGTTCAAACGCTATACAACAAGATTGCATTGGACGTTGCGAACACTCCGATTCGCCATGTGAAAGTGGATCAAAATGGTAGATATGACAGTGAGAAGGACTCTTCGCTGAACGAATGCTTGTCTCTGATGGCGAACATCGATCAGACCTCGAATGCTCTAATCTACGAGCTTGTCTATACGATGCTGGAAACTGGTAGCGCAGCTCTGGTCCCGGTTGACACCGACACCGCTCTGAACGAGGAAGGGTCGTTCGACGTCCTTTCTCTCCGAGTTGGGCGAATCGAGAGCTGGTATACTGACTCAGTCGATGTGAATTTGTATAACGATCGTAGCGGTAATCGAGAAACCATCCGTATCTCGAAGAACTCTGCAGCAATCGTATACAGTCCGCTCTACGACGTCACCGCTAGTAACAGCTCGTTGGCTAATCGTCTCGCTCGAAAGCTCGATGCACTCGATGCTATCGACAATTCCGCTCTGGGTAAGAAGCTGGATCTGATCATTCAGCTTCCATACTCGGTTCGAGGCGAGTTGCGACAGCAGCAGGCTGAGACTCGTCGAGAAGCCATTGAACAGCAGCTTCGAAACTCTGAAATCGGCGTAGCATATGTCGATGGAGCCGAGAAGATCACGCAGCTCAATCGTCCAGTTGAGAACAATCTGCTCGATCAGGTGAAATACCTTTCTGAGCAACTTTACAACGCTCTCGGTTTCACTGAGAGTGTGTTCAACGGCACGGCCGATGCCGAGACCAACCTGTCTTACTACAACCGTACCGTCAAGCCGATCCTTGACACAATCACGAAGTCGGCAACCATGGTCTTCTTGACCAAGACCGCTCGATCTCAGGGTCAGAGGATCATCTACGTGAGGGACCCGTTCGCGGCAACCTCGCTCGACAGTATCGCTTCGATGGCTCAGACGTTCATCACCAACCAGGTAATGACGCCGAATGAGATCAGGTCCATCATCGGCTTGCCGCAGTCCACTGATCCCAAGGCAGACCAATTGGCAAATCCGTACACATCATCTGCGAATGCAGATCAACGGTCAAACAACGACCAGGAGGTTCAAAATGGCAGCGCCTAATGACGTCGCCGACTTCGACGGGTGGGCAACCGTCGCAGGCATCAAGTGCTCCGATGGGCGAGTCATCTCTCATCACGCATTTGAACAGAACGATGGGGCTGTCGTCCCTCTCGTCTGGCAGCACGGTCACGACAACGTGACTAACGTCCTCGGGCACGCCCAGCTCGAGAAGAAGGCTGAGGGTGTTTACGCCTATGGATTCTTCAACGGATCTCAGCAGGCTGAACACGCTCGCGAACTGATTGAACACGGCGACGTTACCGCCATGTCGATCTTCGCGAACAACCTTAAGCAGGACGGCAATGTTGTCAAGCACGGCAACATCGTCGAGGTGTCGCTCGTCCTTAAGGGTGCTAACCCCAAGGCGACGATCGAGAACGTCACCATGGCGCACTCTGATGGCGAGGGCTACTCCGCGGTCATCAAAATGGGTGACGGTGACGTGTCTCACGAAGACTTCGAGGGCTCCGAGGAATCGGACTCCGAAGATGAGTCCTCTGACGAGGACAAGACCATCGGTGAGATCCTTTCCACGCTCACCGAAGAGCAGCTTGAGGCTGTGAATTACCTCATTGCTGCTGCCATCGATGGGGAGTCTGAAGACTCCGAAGAGACCAACGAAGAAACTGAGGAAGATATGAAGCACAATGTCTTTGAGGGCGACAAGACCCCCGAGAACACGCTGTCTCACGCAGCTTTCGCTGAGCTGGTTGAGACTGCCAAGCGAAACAACACCACCCTTCTCGACGAGCTTAAGCACGCCGATTACGGTATCGAGAACATTGGTTACCTCTTCCCGGATGCTAAGAGCATCTCGGATGAGCCCATTACTCTCGACCGCGATCAGTCTTGGGTCTCCGTCGTCATGAACGGGACCAAGCACTCGCCCTTCGCCCGCATTAAGTCGGTCCTCGCGGACATCCGCGACGACAAGGCCCGAGCCAAGGGTTACGCCAAGAAGGCCCAGAAGAAGACCGAAGAGGTCATCAAGCTTCTGACCCGTACGACGTCGCCCACCACGATCTACAAGAAGCAGAAGCTCGATCGCGACGATATCGTCGACATCACTGACTTCAATGTCGTTTCTTGGCTCAAGAACGAGATGAAGGGTAAGCTCAACGAGGAAATCGCTCGCGCTATCCTCATCGGCGATGGTCGTACGATCACTGATCCCGACCGTATCGACGACGAGGCTATTCGTCCAATCCTCAAGGAGAACGACCTCTATGCCATTCACAAGACGCTCGAATCGAACACTACCGATGAGACTCTTGTGGATGACATCGTCCTGGCATCGGCCGAGCTTGAGGGCTCCGGATCTCCGACGCTCTTCATTGCGAAGAAGCGCCTGGTCAAGATGCTTCTCCTGAAGGACAAGAACGGCCGCCGTCTGTATGAGACCGAGGCATCCCTTGCAGGCGCTCTGGGTGTCTCTAAGATCGTCACCATCCCTCAGTTCGAGGGTCTGGAGCACGAGGTCAAGGGTGTCAACTACGAGCTTCTGGCTATCGTGGTCGACCTGCGCGATTACACCATTGGTTCGAACGCCGGTGCGGAGCTCGGTATGGCCGAGTCCTTCGACATCGACTTCAACCAGTACAAGTACCTGATGGAGACCCGTCTTTCGGGCTCTCTGACGGCACCGTACTCGGCCCTGACGATCTCGCGTAAGAAGGCGTGACCTTATGTCGAGGTTTAGCGGCAAGCTAGGCTTCGTGATGACGAGTGAGACGGAGGAAGGTGTCTGGCTCGAGAACTTTGTCGAACTTCCGGTTAAGGGGACTATTCGTAGCCTCTATGTCAGGAACGACAACTCTTCTTCTGCCAACACCAACCTCCGTCTCACCAACGAGATCAGCATCCTGATGGACACTAAGATCCGGACGTATCTAGAGACTCTGAAGTACGTAGTATGGAAGGGTTCAAAATGGGAGGTTCAGTCCATTGGTGTGAACTATCCCCGGCTAACCATCAATCTGGGAGGTCTGTATGCGCACGTATAAGGATCTCCTTCACCTACTTCAGCAAGCGGTTCAGCACAATCGGGTATATTTTCAGCCTCCAGAGAACCTGAAGATTGGATACCCGGCTGTCGTCTTCCACTTGTCGAAGATAGAAATTGACCGAGCTTCCGACGTACCTTACAAGGGCGCTAAGGAATACTCGGTCACTCTCATCACCAAGGATCCAGAGCCTGACGTGATCGACGAAATCCTCAAGATCCCGTATTCGTCTTTGGATACGACATACATCTCGGACGGAATGAACCATTTCGTCTTCACGGTTTACCTTTAAGGAGGGTATCCTATGGCACAGATCAAGTGGGACGAAGAGGGCTCCCATTTCTATCACACTGGCGTTAACAAGGGTGTTCTGTTCCCCTTCGATAACGCTCAGAACCGATACGGAACTGGCGTCGCCTGGAACGGTCTGAAGACCGTCACCGAGACTCCTGAGGGCGATGAGTCCTCGGACATCTACGCTGACAACCTGAAGTACCTGACCCTGATGTCGGCTCCTTCGTTCAAGTTCACGATCGAGGCCTACACCTACCCCGATGAGTTCGCCATCTGCGATGGTACCGCTCAGCTGGTTAAGGGTGTCAACCTCGGTCAGCAGCCGCGTACGCGCTTCGCGTTCTCTTACTGCACGAAGCTGGGTAACGACACCAAGGGCGATGCTTACGGCGAACTGCTGCACATCATCTACGGTGCTACTGCTGCTCCGTCTGAGCGTGCGTACAACACGGTCTCCGACTCCCCGGAGGCGATCTCGTTCTCCTGGGAGTGCTCGACCGTCCCTGTCCAGGTCGACGGCTTCCAGCCGGTCTCCGTCGTCACCGTCGACTCGTCCAAGCTCGACGCGGCGAAGTACAAGAAGCTCACGGACAAGCTGTATGGCGTTGGCGCGGGCGCCGGTACTCCCGGTACCCCGACCCTCGTCATGCCTAACGAGCTGCGTACGATCCTGGCGTGATCTCTCTCACGCTTGAGTTTGGGGGAGAGGAGCGGTTTGACGAGCGTAGTAATACGTTTGTTACGCTGGAGCCGTTTACAGTTACTCTTACGCATACCCTGTCTGCGGTGGCTGAGTGGGAATCCGTCTACAAGCGGTCATTCCTGGAAACCCCACCACAGACTGGCGAAGAGTTAGTGTACTACATCCAGTGTATGTCGGACCGCCCTCTCCCTCGAGATTTTGTCAAGCGGCTCGACCAATCCGTTCAGGTCAAAATAGCAGACTATTTGTCTGACAATGCTACTGCGACGGTTCTATGGAATCCACCTTCAAATGGAGGCCCTCGAGATACCATGACCAGTGAACTAATCTACTGGTATATGACTCAGTTGAGTATCCCATTCGAATGTGACAAGTGGAATCTGAATCGGCTATTGACTCTGATTCGTCTCGCCGCAGCTAAACAGAACAACCAAAAGCCAGACGCCCGGGCTTCAGCAGCTCAGCGTGCGGCTATGAACCAAGCCCGTAGGGCTAGAACTGGGAGTAAAGGATGATCGACATTCCGGCAGACGCACAGGTCCCGGCAGGGCCTGATCCCCATGAGGACCGAGACCGCGCAATTTACGAAGGGGAGTGAGTATGAGCAAGATCGACGACGTTATGTCGCACGCCACTTATCGCCTCGGCTACTATGCTCCGGACGATCCTGAGCCGGGTTCTGAGGCAGGCCGATGGCTCGCTAAGTGTATGAACCAGCCTTGGCTTGCTGGTCCGTCCGAAGACATCTGGTGGTGTATGGCCTTTGTCAGCATGTGTTTTGACATGGCTGGCGAGATCGACGCAATCGGTGGCTACAGCTACAATACCGACGTCACGAAGAACCGTATGGAGAAGGTCTCTATTGAAGACGCGCAGCGAGGAGACGTGGTGCTCTTCGACTGGGATCGCGACGGTATTACCGACCACGTCGGCATCGTCGAGGCCAACCTTGGCGACGGCTGGCTTCAGACCATCGAGGGCAATACTTCTCCGTCCAACGCAGGTTCCCAGTCTGCTGGCAACGGTGTCTATCGCCGCCAGCGTTCTTTCGGAATTGACTGCGTCCTTCGACCTAAGTGGTCCGACGCAAATGACTCCGATGATTCGGACGGCGCAGATAGCCTGACCGACAAGTGGTGGGGCAAGGCTACGACCTACGCTCTCCAGGCGTCCATGGGTCTTCCAGCTAACGGCTGGATTGAAGACCAGGACGAGGACAACGAAGAGTACTTCGAGCGTACTGGTACTGGCTGGGATTGGGTTGAAGACCCGCACGACGGTTCCGACACAATCGCAGAGCTTCAGCGTCGTCTCGACATTGAGGCGGACGGCATCGCCGGACCTGATACGGTGTCTGCACTCCAGCAGCACCTGCGAAACCGCGGACACGAGCTCGATGTTGATGGCTACTGTGGCTATCGCACGGTCGAGTGTCTCCAGTACGAGCTTGTCAACGGCACGCTCTGGGGCTGATCAAGAAAGGAGGGCCGTCATGATCGAGATGAAGTTCGACGCTGAGTTTGACATGTCAAAATGGTTGACACAAGTCAAGAACAAGAAGCTTCGTGACGTGCTAGCAACCGCTGGTACTCGAGGCGTGGCGGCCCTCCGGGCCAACACCCCGGTTGGTACTGGGAAGACTGCCGCTAGCTGGCAGTACAAAGTCAAGCAGACCAAGCGAGGTGTTAAGATCGTTTGGTATAATACTAACATCGTGTCCAAGGTTCCTATTGCGATTATCCTGCAATACGGACACGGGACGCGTCAAGGTGGCTACGTCCAGGGTAGGGACTATATCAACCCCGCGATGAAGCCCATATTCGACGAAATCGACCGAATGGTTGGGAGGGCCATCAATGGGTAAGAGTATTGAGAATAAGGTCGTCTCCCTGGAGCTCGACGATTCGAAGTTCACAAGCCGAGTCGATGGCGTTCTCCGTAACGTTGACCGACTGAAGTCCGGAATGAACTTCAAGCAGTCGACCGATGGACTTGACAATGTTGGTAAGGCCGCTCAGGATGCCTCAAAGCAGATGGGCAGTATCTCTGACAGCGTCAAGAACATCAACACTTCTGTCGTTAACAATTCGACGACTGCTGCAGCAGCTACAGCTAATGTTGGCGCCGCGGCGAAGATTTCGTCGACCAATTTCTCCATGCTCGCGGGCGCCGCTTCCGTGGCCATGGGTAACATCGCATCTAAGGCCCTTATGGCCGGCGGATCGGTGCTTTCCTCATTCACGTTCGGACCTATCATGGACGGTTTCCGCGAATACGAGAACCAGCTTAACGCGGTTCAGACTATTCAGGCAAACACGTTCAGCAAGGGTGAGACCACTGCGACGATCAACGCAGCTCTTGACGAACTGAATGCTTACGCGGACCGAACCATCTACTCGTTCACCGAGATGACACGCAATATCGGTATGTTCACATCTGCAGGTGTGGGGTTGAAGGATTCGGTTGCCGCGATTAAGGGTCTGTCGAACGTCGCAGCAATGTCTGGCTCAACTTCTGAGCAAGCCGCAACGGCAATGTACCAGCTGTCACAGGCGCTTTCGACAGGCTCTGTAAAACTTCAAGACTGGAACTCGATCGTGAACGCTGGTATGGGCGGCGAGCAGTTCCAGGAAGCACTTAAGCGTACCGCGCGTACCTACGGCGTCGAAGTCGACAAGATGATCGACAAGGCAGGTTCGTTCCGTAACTCGCTCAAGGACGGATGGCTCACATCCGAGATCATGATCGAGACACTGACCCAGTATACTGGCGATTTGTCTCGCGAACAGCTGCTGAGCGCCGGTTACACGGAGCAGCAGGCCGACGAAATCATGAAGCTCGCTGAGACCGCTAACGATGCAGCGACGAAGGTCAAGACTTTCTCGCAGTTGATCGATACGACGGCTGAGGCATTGGGCTCGGGATGGGCTTCCATCTTCCGAACGATCTTCGGCGACTTCGAGCGAGCCCGTACCATGTGGACCGCAGTGTCTGACGTGGTAAACGGAGGCATCGGAACGTTCTTCGATGCGCTTCAGGGTATTCTCGACCGCTGGGATGAACTCGGTGGTTGGGAGGAATGGTGGTACGGTCTCGGTGAACTCTGGACTGCTATCGCTAAGCCACTTAAGGCAATCGGCGAAGGCTTCTTCAGCGCTTTCCAAGGTGACGCCGGAAAGGCTCTGTACGATTTCTCGTACTACTTCCGTCATTCGATCTCCCAGTGGCTAATGATGTCTGACGACTTCGCCAACAACCTTGGCAAGGTCTTCAAAATGGCAGGCGAATTGCTCTCGCCAGTCCTTGAGGTCCTTATTGGGTTCGCATCGGCGATTGTCCAGATTGGCGTGGCCGCGTTTAAGATCGGCGTGATCCTTGCTGGGATCTTTATCAAGCCTATGATCCTTATCGCCGCTAAGGTCGGGGACATCGTCTCCGTCTTCAGCGACTGGTTTGGACAGATGCTTGGTGGAACGGACGTCCTCGGAGGCCTGGCCAAGGTCCTCGACTGGATTGTCGACAAGTTCCAAAAGCTTGCTGACTGGATGTACGCCATTGCGGACGTCACGATCACTCCGATCTTCGATGGACTTAAGGTTACCATCGAGGCAGTGCTTAAGCCGCTCGGTGAATTCATCGAGACGATCAAGAAGGCGACATATAACGTCTTCAAGCCTTTCGGCGATGCAGTGTCGAATGTCTTCGGAGCGATCTTCGGCTTCGCTTCGGGCACCGGTGGTCCAATGGAGAAGATCAAGTCCGCTTTCGGCGGGTTCGGCTCAGGGTTCCTTGAGAACATGACCAAGCTCGCGGATGCCATCGGACCCAAGTGGTCTGAGAAGGTCAAGGCTTTCTCAGATTCGATTCTCCCAATCAGCGAGACTATCGGCAAGCACCTTGGCGGGGCTGTCGAGAGCGCTGGCAAGGGAATCAAGAAGTTCTGGGATGATGCGTCTCCCAAGATGGCTGAAGCTTGGTCTGAATCGACTAAGCGGATGAAGGATTCGATCTCCGGAGTCGGTAAGGCTTTCGGTCGAGCCGGCGATACCATCTCTAAGACGTTCGCACCACAGGTGCAGGCAGTTAAGGACTTTGGCAAGGCCCTCGGAGACATCTTTACCCACCTCGGTGACCATCTCGACAACAACACCTTCCTGTCGTCAATCGGCGATAGCTTCGAGAACATGATGAAGTCGTTTGGTCCGTTTGGATCGCTAATTAACGGCATCATCGATCTGTTCGGGAAGCTCGGGGATCTAACCAAGTCTATATTTGGCGGATTCGGCGACGAGGCGAACGGCGCAGCAGGCGGACTGTCTACTTTCGGGAAGGCAGCCTCTGACGCATTCGACACACTCGGCGCTGTCGGCGGGACTATCTATGCCGCGGCTACGGGTATCGTCGAGTTTTGCGCGTCGGTCGTCGAGGCCATCGCGAATCTGATCGACTGGCTCACCAAGGGTATTGACAATATCAAGAAGTTCGCTTCTGAGTCTCAGGCATTCGACTCATTCAAGAAGAACGTCGGCAAGGCATTTGACAACGCCGGATCGATGATCCAGACTTTCTGGTCTGGTCTCGGCTCTAGTCTCAAGGACCTGTCGATTTCTGATCTCTTGAGCGGAATCCTGCTCGGCGGCGGTCTCGGTATGGGGTTCAAGACCCTTCAGACCATACTTCAGCAATTCACGAAGACCACGGATTCGTTTTCCGGGATGTTCGACAAGTTCGGAAAGATTGGCGACTCGATCTCTGGAGTCTTCAACTCGCTGACCGACGCACTGAAGTCCATGCAGGAAGTCGTCAAGGCCAAGGCCCTTCGAGAGATTGCGATCTCTGTTGGTATCCTGGCTGGTTCGCTATTTATCCTTGCGATGATTCCCGCACCCCGACTCATTCAGGGTGCCGTCGCCATCGGCGTCTTGACCAAGATCCTTCTCATCGCTCTCACTCAGATCAGCGAGATGAAGATCAACAAGATGCAGATTGCTGGCGTCATCGGCGCTGTTATGGCATTGTCTATCGCGATCCTACTGATGTCGGTCTCGGTTGGAATTCTTGGATCTATGAAGTTGAGCACTGTCGCACAGGGTATCGGCGCTGTAATGGTACTGGTGCTTGGTATGACAACTGCCGCGAAGCTTCTGTCAAAGGATTCCAAGACGATGATCCAAGGCGTCGGGTCCATGATTGCCATGGCAATCGCCATCAACATGCTCACGATCCCGATTATTGCTCTAGGCCTGCTCCCGATCAAGGTTATCGCCCAGGGCGTTATTGCGATTGGTGTATTGATGGGCATTCTGGCCGGCTTCGTTCTTCTGATGAACAAGGCCGCTAGCGATCTCGGCAAAATGGCAGCCATTTCGCTGATGATGATCTCGTTCGCGTTCTCGATTCAGATGCTCGTTGCTGCCGTCGCAGTAATGGGTTACATGGACATGAACAAACTGTTCCAAGGAATAGTTGGCTTGTCCGCAGTAATCCTACTTCTCGTGGCCATCGCTAATCTGATGCCTCCCACGGCAATTGTCGGGGCTGGATCGTTGATCCTGACTGCAATCGCGATGAACATCGCAGTCGGGGCGATCGTACAAATGGCGAATCACAGCTGGGGTGAAATCCTTAGCTCTATGGGCAAACTGCTTCTCGTCGTCGCGGCCATTGTCGCAGTGGCGTTTGCAGCTCAGGGTGCTTTGATCGGTATTACTTCGCTTACGATACTGGCATTCGCCCTGAACCTATTCGCGAGTGCTTTGAGCAACGCAGCTGGTCTCAGCTGGGATGCTCTCAGCAACGGTCTATGGGCAATTGGTATTGGACTGGGTATTCTTATTGCGGCGGGGTATCTCGCCATTGGAGCTGCCCCGGGTCTAATTGCCCTGGCATTGGCCATCGGAATTCTTGGTGCAGTCATCATTGGTGTCCTTACGGCATTCACGGCTCTGGCTGTGGTTGTTACCGCCTTCTTGGCAGTGGCATCGGCAGCGGGGCCGGCTATCGGTGCAGGACTCGTCGCTATCGCGGCCGGTATTGCAGGAGCGGCGGCCATCATCGCGGCGGCAGCACCAGCTATCCAGGCAGCGTTAATCGGCGTCTTCTCTGCGGTGGAGGCAGCAGCCCCGGCATTGTCGGGCGCTCTCTCGTCTTTGGTTCGAGCATTCGGACCTGCAGTGAATGAGTTGATCATCGTGGCGGGTATTGCGATCCGACAGTTCATCAGCCAGTTCGCGCAGATAATCAAGCAGAAGATGCCTGAACTCATTCAGACTTGGACGACAATTGTGACGGGCCTACTCGAGACCCTTCGCAACGTCTGGCCTGACGTGATTACTACAGTCATCGATCTGCTATATCAGCTGATTTCACAGATCGTTGCCGCTCAACCCAAGTTCATAGAATCCTACGCGGCTTTGTTGAAGGGGTTTATCGAAACGATCAAGACCTGTGTTCCGCTGATCGTCGAGGCGATACTAACGCTGCTTCAAGCACTCATTGATGGTATTGCAGCCAAGATTCCTGATCTGACTACGTCGGGTGCAAACCTTATCGCAGCGCTGATCAATGGTATCGCGGCTAGTTCCTTGATCATCATCAATGCCGCATGGGATGCTGTCATTACATTCATCAATGGATTTGCTGATGCAATCGATCAGAAGGGACCGGAGCTTCAAGCCGCGGTCAACAAGCTGATCAAGGCCATCATCAATTTCATCAAGAATGGTCTGACCGGAATGGCCAATACATTTGCACCGCATGCAAGTTCCATCGGACGCAACATCATCAACGGTGTTATCAACGGTGTGTCTGGCGCTGCCGGAGCCCTTTACAATAGGCTGCGCAACGTCGCCTCGAGTGCTCTTAGCTCGTTTAAGAGTACTCTTGGCATCCACTCGCCTTCGCGTGTATTCGCGACCGCGGCTGGATTCATCGTTGCGGGTATTGTGCAGGGTATCGACAGGAACCAGTCTGACGCGGTTGATGCGATGTCTGGTCTTGGCGATGACATGGTCAACGCGATGGCCAATCTGGATACCGACTGGAATCCTGTCATCAAGCCGACTGTCGACCTTTCTGAGGTCAACGGTCTGCAAGATCTCACGATGAACGATCTGAGTGCGAATGTTATGGCGTCGTCGGTTCAAAATGGCAGCCAAACTGCGCAGGAGATTCGAGCACTTCGAGACGAACTGCGCAACAACCAGAAGCCGATGGTCTTCAACCAATACAACGAATCGCCAAAGGCGCTCGATCTCAATGACTTGTATCATCAAACTGAGCGCCAACTCGAACGAATGAAGAGGATGTAATCCACATGACATACACAAAGGTTCGAATACTAAATAGTTACGGTTTGGAATTACCGCTGTATTTGAATCGTGTGGACCGGGGATGGGTCGCCCAGATCTTAAACGGATCTTTTGGTCCGAATAGAGATTACAATTTTACAGGAAATGTCGTTACGTCGATGACAGAAAAATACATCGACATTAACATGCGTCTGACGCCTACTGTCCCGATCCCGGAACGACCCGCCAGGTACTTCCTCGACTACCTTTCATCAAAAAGGGTTTCACGAGTCGAACTCTCGGACCCAGCCCTCAAATTTCCGAGCATCGGATACAAGAAGAACGAAACAACGACATATACTAAACCGACTCTCTCGTTTGGTAGCGTCGCGTCGTTTGACCAATCCTGCGTTATTCGTGAGCTTAAGTATAACTATACGGAATCTCCCGCAACCATAGAATTTACCATTTCTACGAAACTGCCCATCATGTATGGGGATACATTCACGCTGTATATGGGGCTTGGGAACCAGAACTGGACACAAGCCAAGAGTGATATTATTTCGACAATCCAATCGATTGCTCCAAACATTGGTCCAGTTGATATCCGCGAACTGAAATTGTCCCTGCCAGCCATTGGAAGTGCGAAGTACGTAATTTTCGGCGGCGATATGGACATGTTTTCGGCGGTGCTTAAGGGTAACTCATCCAGTAATCCAGGGGTATTCTCGATGTACGGCCTAATCGACGGAACTCGACGTTTCTCCATCACGGGGGGATATGATGAAAATGCGGCTGCGTGTTATGCATATGAATCATATCCGTCTTTCGACATTAGGAGCTTGATTGATTGGTTGGGACACCTTAGCGAACCCCCAAAGATACAGCTTGACGACAGGGGCCTAGGTTATTGTAAATTAGAAATGGTCATGACCAGAAAGAGTCTCTAGTAATGCCCAACGTTGTACAAGTACTTGGCGGAAAAATGATGGGGTCGTTTTCCACGATTCCCGTTTTCGATACGTTGATCAAAGAGGGTTTGTATACCGCTTCTATGACGTTTAGATGCAATGGGTTGTTCCCTTATCCTCCGGGAACAGTCGTATGTTGCTTCGGCGCCACGTCTACTCCGTTTGTAGCCGATGAGATCGTGTACGAATCACAAGGCATTAGCGAAGTTCGATGTATCTCTGTTTGGGAATTGTTGAAACGTCGAAACAAGTGTGGATCATATGAGAATCTGTATCCGACCTCATTTCAACCGCTTGCGTTATTTAAAGGTTTTCTAGACGTCATAAACAAAGACCCAAACCGATGGTTTACATATTGGTTAAGGGGCTCGGTTCCATCCGACCTTACAAGTTATACGGATAAGTTCGACCCGTCAACGAGTATATACGACGACATGTATAACGCCGCTTTATACAATCAATTGTATTTCACTTCAGACATTAGTGTGACCGACGGCATCAATAACAATTTGGACATCACGTTGCATGCCAAGTCGTTGAACGACCAAAATAATATCGTTGATTTGGGGCCCTTGGATTCGACAACGTCTAGACTTACTAGACGCCTCCCCGGAGCCCCAACGCATTGGTATATTGGGAAAACCAGCGACTATGGTATGTGGAAGATGGCGTCTCGTGGTCGTATTCGCACGTGGTACGAAAATCGCCCGTACATGCAAAACACGACGGACTGGAAAGGCGTATACCGATACGAATCCGGAGTCCCCGGCAGTAACGATCGGGAATGGGGGCAAACCACCGAAGAAATTCGATGCGAACCTCTCAGGTCGGTAAGTGTCGACATCGAAGAAGTTCAGTCACAGCGTTTTTACTCATTGCCGATTGGGCGACCAGTACAAGCGACGATAATGGACGTCATGTTCACTGGGTATGTTATCGAGAGAACTGTGAGTGGCGGCGATCTCACAACATATTCAATCAAAATTCAGCCCGATCGGTTCTATCAATATGGAGAGGAGGTTACCGATAAGTGGATCTAACAAAGATCGCCGAAATGGCGAATCCAGCGGTAACCGCACTGCTAGGTAGTTCCGGAATCTGGATGTGGGCGAAGACAAAGACTGACCGCATCAATTC